AGTGTCTTCTTTACGAGACATAGGCTTCTTGTCCATTTTCTTATCTTCTTTTTCAAACTTAGCTTTTTGAGCTGGGGACATGCCTTTAGTAGTTTTGGCATCTTGCTTCTTGTCTGCAGCCTTAGTTGGGCCACAAGCACACTTTCCCTTACCACATTTTTTACACATTATTTCTTACCAGCTTTCTTAGTAGTAGTTTTTTTAGCAAATTTTTTATTAGCAGCGGCAAGTGTCTTTTGTCCGTGCTTGTTCTTCGGGGCTCCACAGCCACAGGTTGCGCACATTATTTCTTTTTCTTTCGTAGTGCAGCTAGGTCAGCAGCGTCAATTTTCTTTGGGTCTCCAGCTTTTCCAGCAATCTTGCTTTGCTTTGGGGATAGCTTCTTTGTTGCTCCCTTACCTTTTCCGTAGCCAGGCTCGCCTTTTTTCTTTCCACATCCACACGGTGCGCACATAATAACTCCTAGTTTGCGTAAGCTTGAAATTGAGAGTCGTTAACCATTTCTTCTGGCATAATCTGACGACAATCCAGAGAAACCACGGTAAACTTCTCTAATACAATACCACGTAGCTGTGACAAAAGCGGGCGATATACCTGCCCCTGCCAGACAATTCGGTCACGATTCAGAGGGTCAGGGTCGGTAAACAGGGTAGGTAATGCCCTAGAAAGTTCTTCTTTATCAATGGTTAGATGAACAGCGTCAGCGTTGTAGAAACCTTCATGGCTATGCTCTACGGTACCGTGCCTAATAACAGCCCTGATAACATCTACGTTGACTGCGGCTAACCATCTACGGCCTACGCCAGCACTGCTACCTACGTCATAGATTGGGTCTACTACGGTAGAGGCAGAATCAAACTTGTACCACAATACGCTAGTACCTACTGGATTAGTGAGGTCTTTGGTAATAGCATCGTGGATTTCGCCGTGTTCAAAGTCAGTACTAAAGCGCCCACCTGGGGTATATGGTCTACTCATTAGGGCCTCAAGCTAGTCTTATCTATGCTAATACGGGCAGACACTAAGCACTCCCAGTAGTCTGCGTGGTCTTTTGTTTCACAGCCTGTACGGCAATTCTCCCCAGCCATTAGGGTTATCCTCAGTTTCTTCAGGAGTTATTAATTCCCAATCTAGTAGGTCTTCATTCCATAAATAATATTTTCCAATATTAGACTCTTGAATTTGTGGAATTGGAATTGGAGATTGCCATTGACAAGTTTCTTCATCTAATAACCAAGAATTAAATGGTTTCGGGGGGATAAAAGCATCAAGATTAAAATCATATGAATACCCAATACCAGCATAGTTTTTTCTAATATTTCCATTGTATGAGGTACGAATACAGGTTTGATTTCTAAAATTACCATACCAGATTTCTGGGGATAAATCCTCAATTAATTCTGTTTCATCAATGCCAACAATAACTTCAGTAACAATATTGTTCTCATCTAAAAATGCGTAGTGTGCCATTATGCCCAACTCACGTTTCCTGTGCCAGCAGTAATTGTTGTGACTTTAGTGTCCCCTACTGTTGCAGTTGTACCAGTTAGTCCTGCTCCAATAGTTATTGTATAAATATCTGGATATTTTAAAAGAATAATACCTGAGCCACCAGCAGCACCGTTTTCAGGTCTACTAGAGTTGCCTCCACCGCCACCACCACCAGTGTTTACAGCACCAGGTGCGGGTATTGCACCTGAATATCCACTAGTTCCTCCACCATAAAAAATACTTGTTCCAGACGGAGGAGTATATCCACCAGGAGGGTTTACTGTATCAAATACGTTATTTGAACCACCACCAGCACCACCAAGACTATCGGGAGCACCGCCACAACCTCCACCAGCAAGTGGACGAGCTGATCCAGTTATAAATGTTGTACGACCATAGCCACCTTTTGTGTAACTAGCCACTCCAGAGAAATCAGGAAAAGTTCCATTACCTCCACCAGAGCCAGCCCCACCACCACCACCACCATAGGCATTACCAGCATTATTTCCATTCCAGCCCTGACCAGTAGTTCCAGTTCCTCCAGCAGCACCAGTATTAGACCCTGCTCCACCGCCAGAACCGCCATTACCACCAACTTGTGGAGAGCCGCCACCTTTTCCACCGCCAATAGATGTTATTGATGAGAAAGTAGAATCGAAGCCTATTGTACTGTTAGGACCTCCTGCACCAACAGAAACTGGTACTAACGCCCCTTTAAGTATGTTAAGAGTTGGTTCTGCCGAAAGATTGCTATTATAGGCTTCTCTACCAGAGCCTTCTCCTATAACACTTGATCTATAGCCCCCAGCGCCACCGCCACCGCCAGGAGAGCCGCCACTAGAAATACCGCCGCCTCCGCCTCCAGCAACTACAACATATTGAACTGTAACTGTTTTTTGTACAGAAGAGTACTGAAAGCCAATAATCACGCCTTTAAATCTCCAGCCACGACCCAAGTATTAGCGGCACGTTTTATGCATGTAGCTCCAGACCATTGTGCACGAAGTATTAACCCAGGAGTTCCATTAACAGTTGTGGTTCCTGGAGTGACGGCAGCAATTGTTATAACACCAGTTCCAATATTTAATAGATGTATTTGAGTTCCTATTGGAAAATCAAATGTTGCATCCGTTGGAATACTAATAGTGAAAGTACCATTGGCTTGGATAAAATCACCTTCATCACCACTTGCTAGCGTGTATGCAGAAGTCTTTGCGGCTATTACTGAAAGCGTTGTGTCGCCAGAGTTTGTAGCAGCAATCCACCTATTTGTGGTTTGATCAAAAGTATATTGATTAGACATAATCTAAATTGTACCACCCGTGTAGGAGGCACAAGCGAATTACGCCTGTGCTTCAGTCCAAGAAAGACGAGCAGTCAAAGCCGCGCCTACGGAACTAATGTTTTGCGCGTAAATAGTCATGACGTCTGGACCATCTGGGTAAACTTGTGTGTTAGAAGTAGTACCGCCACCGCCAAGGATAGAGTTACCAAGGTCACGAACTTTATCAAGTTCAACGCTACCTGTGCTAGACACGAAGAAACCACCAGTAACTTCACCAGGATTTGTGGCAACAAGGCCAATATTCTGACCTGCGTAGTCTGCAATCTGGGCAAGGCTTGATGTAGGAACGCTAGCTTGGCTACCCACAGCATTTGTCCAGTTAACGGAAGCGTTAACTACACCGTTAAGAACAAGCGTTACAAGGATATTACTGCTAGAGCCTACTAGGGATACGTCTAGCGCACGAAGAACCAACTGCATGCGGTTGATAAGTTCGCGAGCACCCAAAATACCAGCTACACCAGCATCAACAGATGGGGCTACACGAATTGACATAAGGGCCTTAGCAGTAGCACCCGAAAACGTAAGCGCGTTAGCTGATGTTGCCGCAGTAGCTGCTCGGCTAAGAGTAACAACGTTAGTTCCAATAATACCTGTAATAACGGTATTACCAGGAATAGATGAAGCCGCATTAGTTACGGTCATACCAACCGTAACACCTGTGGTTGATGAAACTACCATAGAGCTAGATGAGGACACTGTAGTTCCTGTAATGCCTGTTGGAATAACAGTACCTGTAGGAATTAAACCAGTAACAACGTTTTGACCGTAGGTAAATAGGAGGGATTTATCATCATCGTAACGACCATCCATAATTACCGAGGTACCCCAGTGAGAGATGGTTGGAGCCAAGGTTGGGTAAGCAAGTTCTACGGACGCTGGGTTAGTAAGAGTAGGGGTAACAGCAACACCAGTGGTAGCACTAATTGGTACAAACACCAATGGAGGGCTAGCGCTAAGAACTGGTTGGCTTAAGTTAACTACGTTTGTACCAGACACGCCAGTAACAAAAGTACCGTCAGAAATAGCGTTGGCAGTAGTTGATATCACGCGCTGACCTACTGCAATACCAGTTGTAGCAGAGACTGAAATAGTGCTAGAGGTAGTAGACGCTGTAGATGTTACGCCAACTGCTCCAGCTTGTGCACGCACTATGTTAGTAAATTGAGTTGCGGTTTTAGCGCCGTAGTAAACGTGCTCAATACCTGTTCCTTGACGGATAGCAATAACACCAGCAGATGGAAACGCCGAGGTATCGCCAACAGTAATAGTAGTTGAGTTAGTTGCAACCGCGCCTGCGGCAACAGAAAGCGTAGTAATTGGAGGAATAGTAGTACTCTCATAACGAGCAGGTAAGTTACCTGAACGCATGTACGCCTCAGCATTTACGTTGTTATTGGCTAACTTGTGAATGTAAGCGACGTCACCGTTTTTGGCGCGGATACCCCAACGTACAAAACCTGCTCCGTACCAAGAGTAATCAACATAAAACATTTGCATCTTGGTAAGGTCTATGTTGTAACCTGAAGGACCAGTTCCATCCATCTTGTCAATATTCCATTGAGATTGCGGAATCTTAGTGTCAATAGTTTTGGATACAATTACAGCACTAGCAGTAGCGCCACGGTATGCAGGGGAAATGGTCATTGAGGTGTCAGACGCAATAGTATCTACGCGGTATGACTGGCCCTTTATAACAACGTAATCACCTGGAGTTAACTGCTTAGAAAATGCAGTTGTAGAGAATATGGAGTTATTACCAACAGTAGTAGCACCGTTAGTTACATCTACACGACCCGATAACTGGTAAGTAGAATTACGGCGAACAACGTATAAAATCTGCCCGTCAAATTCAAAGAACAAACCGTTTTGCTGGTCAAAAATACCAAGACGGTTAACTGCTCCGTACCATGAGGAAGTACATACGTAGTAGGTACCTGAAGCAGTGGTATTTGAGGTAATAGCGCCTACAGTAGGAGTGTAGGTAAATGAGTTAGCTCCAGTAACAGTGGTAACAGCAAACGTTCCGTTAAATCCAGCTTCAGTAGCGCCAGTTACGGTAACAAATGTTCCTGGCGGAATCTGCTGAATGTTGTGCAAGTCCTTAAGAGTTACAGCAACGGTATTGGTGGACAAGGTGTACACCAAAGAATCAACTTGGAAGTTAGGTTTTAAGATACTACCTGAAGATACTTGAATACCTTTACCTGACTGGTAACGGAAGTAACGGCGGGTCTGGCGAATTTGCTGGGCGTAGTTAGAGCCTGAGTTAGCCGAGAAAATAACACCACCATCAAATGGGCGGTGAAGAACGGTACCTGCAGCGCGTGCATAAATGTTGTAGTCAGAGCCTGTAGTTAATGGGTTAGCTTGAGTTGCACGGGTGTAGTATGCAAATGAAGTTGGGCTAATAATTTGAGCAACAAAGAATGAGCCAACCGCGGCAGAGGAAGCGGCGGAAGCAGTTGGTGAAACAACTTGAATTTCATTACCAATAGAAAGACCGTGAGCAACAGCTAATGTAACAGTAATTTTTGATGCGCCAGTTGCAGCGTCTGATGAAAAAGCGGCTTGAGTAAGCGCAGACGAAGTAAGTGCGCTACCCGTATAGAATGAACCAGTATTAACAGTAGTTTTATTAACATCAAGAATTGAGCTACCACCAGCAAGAGTTGAAGTAGCGCGGGCAGTGTAAGTAAAGCTAACACCAGCACTTACCGTATCAACGGTGAACACGCCATTAGCAATACTAAGATAGGTATCAGCAACAACAATTGGGGTGCCAACAGTTGGCGGTGTTGTAGTAGACACTGTAACAGTACGGTTAGTGATAGCTATAGCCGATACTGTGAGAACTACTGGGGATGCAAATGCGTATGGGCGATTATTAGTTAACGCAAGATTTTCCCATTTAGAAGTCTGTGTACCGTACTCAAAGTCGGTATCAATAAGTGCTTGTGGGGTTGTAACACGAAGTTTATTAGTTGAGTCAAGGTAAGACTCAGCAGGCTCAAAAGACTCATTAACTTCATCAATGGTAAACTGCAATTTATCAGTTGAGTTCATAGCACCAGTATTGTAATTTAGAACAACAGTGGTGATGCCAGTTGCGCCAGTAACAGTAGCTGTGTACGAAGTGGCGTTTAGATTAGGGTCAGAAAAGTTATAAATAACCTGGTTAGCAGTTACGTTGGTAATTAAAAGCAAGCGCTCACGAGGAATATGACGTGGGATTACTACAGTCTTTGTAACAGGAGTAAAGGTATACGCCGTTTCAAGGATAACTTTTCTTGCCATTTTAGGCTCCTAATAAGACGTCTGCGGCCGCAAACGGATAGTTTGTAATTCTTAAAGATGAAGAGGCTCCAGCCATAATTCTACCATCAAACACAGTGCCAATTGCTGGAACCGTTAAGAATTTGATGTTTCCAACAGCATCTACAGTGAATCCAGGTTTGGCTAGGTCTGATTGCCAGACGTAATCCATAGAGCTGTATTTTTGCAAAACATTGTTCATAAAGATTTGGTATCTAAACGGGTTGGCTGTGGCAACAGAAACTCCGTTAGCAGTTGCTGAAAAAGTGTCAGTATTGTTATCAAAGTACGGGTCTAGACAATCTAGGTAAATAGTATCAGTTTCTGAAAGCGCGGAAGCGTATGTTACATCAGGTAAAGTTCCAGAAACAGGGGCCACAGGGTCTGGCAACAAAGTAATAAACGTTTGTGCGTCAAGGAATGTAACGTAATTTAAACTACTACGCAGCACAGGATTAAAATGCAACTGGCTGTACGCGTAATTATCTTGATAATACAAATCAACAGTAGTTCCAGAACCATCATTCTGGCTAGTAACTAAAGCAAAGTTAGATAGGGAAACTTTGTCGGCGTTATACAAAGACAGAGTTAATTCTGGTGTTAACCCTAAGATATCCCGCTGATATACACGTACAAAAGCTCTACCTCTAGGCAAACTGGCAGTTACATTGTTAGAGGTTTCAGACAAAAAATCTAAGATAAAGGACTGGTCTTGTCCTTGAGCAGTTAATGCAATAGTAGCTAGCTTTGTCCATTTAGTTGCATCAGAAGCACCTGTGCTTGAAGTTACATAACCTGTGTAACTAGCGGACTTAAAGATTGGGGTAGAGGTAGTACCAAACCCAAGGTTAATAGCAGCAAGAGCAGCAGTAGTAGCATTAGTACCGCCATTAGCAAGTGGAAGAATTCCAGATATGTGAGTAGTAAGGCCTATTTTTCCGTACGATGGGACAACACCTATCCCGCCAGAAATTAGCGCATTACCTGTAGCAACGTCAGCAATAACGCCAGTTGCGTTAGTTGCAGAAGCAAATGGTAGGTCACCGATAGCAGAGTAAGAAGTTCTACCTGTACCACCTTGTCCCACAGACAGTGGTGTGGTTAAACCTGTAAGACTAGTGATGTCGGAGTTAGCGCCAGAAGCGGCGGCAGACAAAGCCGTGCGAGCCAAAGGTGCGGTGGTTGCACTAGTGCCACCGTTAGCAATAGCCACTACGCCAGTTACGTTTGCGGCGTTACCTGTAATGTTTCCAGAAACAAGAGTTCCTGAAATAGTAGTTGATGAGGTAACAGCGCTAGCACCGTTGGCATACATAAATCCAGTAAGACCAGAAATAGTTAAGCCAGTAATAGTTAGTCCAGCGTGAACCACATTGCTAGCAGTTCCAAGACCAAGAGCAGTAGCGGCTAGTGGTGCGGTAGTAGCTGAGGTACCGCCCTGAGCTATTGATAGCGCGCTTGTCAAACCACTGAGGCTAGTAATATCAGAGTTAGCGCCAGATTGCGCTGCAGATAAAGCTATAAGAGCAAGTGGAGCCGTAGTAGCGCTTGTGCCACCTTGAGCAATAGAAAGTGCTGTGGTTAGCCCACCAAGACTAGTAATGTCGGTGTTAGCGCCTGACTGGGCAGCAGACAAAGCCGCGCGGGCTAATGGGGCTGTAGTTGCGCTCGTACCACCATTAGCAATAGCTACAACACCAGACAAAGTTGTAGCGGCAATATTGGCAGACGCGGTAACCGCTCCAGCGCCGTTGCCATACAGGTAACCAGTAAGTCCTGTAAGAGTAATCCCTGTAAGAGTGGCTCCAGCAAAAGTTGGGCTTGAGGTAGTAGCTACAGTTTGTGGGATAGATACCGAAACGGCAGAGCCTTGAGTAGCGCTGAGTATAACACCAGTACCAGCGGTCATAGATACAACGCCAGCGTTAGTTACAGTTACTGAACCGCCAAGGTTTACTGATGTAGTAGAAAGAGTAATTCCTGTACCAGCAGTAAGAGTAATAGATTTAGCAGTTACTGCGCCTGAGCTTACTGTGAAGTTAGCGTTTGCAAACGAAGCAACACCAACAGCAGAAGTTGAAGCATTATCTACAGAAATAACGTTGCTATTAACTTGAATAGGTAAAGAACCAGCAATAGCACCGCCCCCAGAGAACTGTGTCCACTTGATGCCATCCGTGCCAATTTTGGTACCACCAGTTGGGTTAGTGGAGGTACCAGTAGAGTTCATTACAAAACCCTGACCAATGTTTACAGAGCCTGCTTGAACAAAAGTAAAGTCGCCAGTGTTAACTTCGCCAACATTACTATTGTCATAATCGCTAGCGCGAGTAAGGGTCCAAAGAGTTGAGCCAGAGCCCACGGAAGTAATAGTGTAAATACCGTTAGCAATACTACTTAAACCAGTTTGACCAGTAGTTCCGTTTTTAACAAGAACACGAGAACCTACCGCTAGGGCGGGGGAACTTGATGTGCTTACTGTATCAAGGGCAATAAAACCATTAGCAGATGCTGTAATGTAGGCACCGACACCAGAGCCACCGTCAACACCCGAGGTGCCTGAGAAATAAGTAGCAGCTAACTCAGCCGTAGTGGCAGCAACCACTGAATCGTGAGCGTTAAGACCAGCAGAAACATTATCTACATAAGCTTTATTAGCTACGTCTAGCGCATTAGCTGGGGAAGTTGCACGAAGCGTGTACCCAGAACCGCTAAAGTCTACGTTAGCGCTAAGGGTGTTGCTAAGGTCGCTAAGTTTAATGGAAGCGTGGTCTGTAGCATTATGGCGGTGTACGTGGTCAGAGCGGGAGTACGTAAGCGCTGTACCGTTAGTGGCTGTAGCAGAAAGGTTTGACACAGAACCAAATGGGTTAGCCTGAGCCCAAGCCGAACCATTTGAGTAGTAAAACAACCCGTTGTCAGTAGCGTAATAAACTACACCAAGATTGGCTGTGGCAGCAGCTGGTCGGGATGCAAGAAGCCCACTGTCTATGCCGCCGCTACTTACCCACCCCGTGCCGTTATATACAAGAACTACCTTTTTGGTAGTGTCGTAATAAATTTGACCAGAAACAGGGCTTGCAGGAGCTGTGGTGTTTTGGATTACCGCATTACGAAGTTCATTTTGTGCTAAATCAACTGGGGTTAAAAATTTACGTGCCATCAGTCCTCCTTAAGATACGTAAGCCACGCCGCTAATTGCGGTGGAAAAAGTTAAAGTTAAAGAAGTAAGACTGGTGTAGGTAATATCGCCCTCTACGATGTCCCCACTAGATACAACAGTTACGCTTGGGTTGTAACCAAGGTTGTGAGGAACTGTCCAAGTAGTGCTAGCAGAACTCTGTGTGTGAGTATAACTACCGCCCGAAGGCCCCTGAGGACCTGCAGAGGTTCCGCCTATAACAACTACTTCTGTGTATGTAGGTCCAACTACAACTACATCATTAGGCATTTACATCCACCGTTACTTGACGGTTAGCAAACACTAGGCCACGTACGTAAGTTTGGTTGAACGTTCCACTAGCATTCTTAATTTGAACATCCCAGAATGACTTAAGAGGCAAGTCCTCAGTTTGCGCCGAAGTAAGTGACAAGGTAACTTGCCCATTTACAGCGCTTGTCACAGTTACGGTAAAAGTAGCCGCAAGAATAGGGGACTCTGGGTAAGTACGAATTTGGGCGGTTACAGTGTAACCAGTTAGGTTCAATGGGAAATCAAACGGTACAGATAAAGTATCGCCCTGGGTAAGAATAAAGTCGTAGACACCAATGTTGGTCGGTAGCGGGGTACGGCCCTTCATGTTGTTCTCAATGTAAACGCGCTCTGGCTTAGTGCTGTCATCAATTTCTTGAGGCATGTAAACAGGTATTAACTTGTTAGTAGTACGAGAAGTACGTCGCAAAATACCTATTTCAATGCGCCATAGGCCTACGTTAAGGGCAGAACAAATATCTCGGTATTGCTCTTTACGACCAGCAATGATGTTAGACAACTGAGCAAAGCGTTGAGCACGAGGAATCATTACCCCGTCTGGAGCAGTAATATTGATATCAAAGGCTGCGTCTGTAGCCAAAGCCCACAATGCTTCTATAGTGGCTAGGATAGCCACTGGGTACTCTTCTACAGGGGGGATTGATGCAATGGTAATGTTACTGCCGTACGCGTCTGTACGGTTGTCTGTGTGCTGTAAAACGGCAATGTTAACAAAGCTAGTAAGTTCAGTTGTAGTGAAGTACCGATAATGGGTACCAGTTATAACAATAGCGGCGCTATTTGCAGGGGCGGTAACAAAGTGAATCATGCCAAGGTTTTCTTCAACAGTAAAATCTGTTGGATTGGCTTTGGCAACTCCGTTAACGGTTACGGTCAAATAAGTAGAATCTACAGGCTTTACCTGCATATAAAAGTCTTTAGTGGTTCCAGTGCCAGTTAAATTGGTGGTGAACTGTGTGGCAATGTCTCCAAGTTCAAGGCGTACCTTTGAAAGGAGTTCAGAAAGGACTGCCACAAATGCTCCCTCGGTAATTTACACTCTAATAAATAATGCCCTATTTCATAAGCAATTACTGCTTAAAACAGAAATAGCGGGCCGCAGCCCGCTACCTCCGACACTTGCTAGATAACTCCAGCTAAGTAACCTTTTTCTTCAAGGTGACGAGCAAGGTCTCTTTGGACCTGGTACTTCTGACCTGCTCTGAACGTGAACATATTTCCCGCTCCGAAAGTCATGTTTTCAATATCTTCAACGACGCGAATGGTAACTGTATCGTCACCTCGTGCAACTACGGTTGCTTCGTCAACTACGACGGTTGCTACCTGAGTTGGTTTGGTTGCGTCAATGATTTCGGTCTCTAGCGCTACTGCTTTTTGTGCAGTTGCCATAGACATTTTTGCTGCAGCTTCTTGTTGCTGTTCAGCGAATTCTGCCTGCTGCTTTTCGCGCTGACGACCAGTGGTGTCGGTAGGCTTTGCTTTTGCTGTTGCCATGTTTGTTTTCTCCAATTGTAATAGCTGTTAAAGAGTGAGGGGGGCCCGAAGGCCCCCCTCAAGGGGTCTTACTAGTTGGTTTCTGCAACTATGATTGCCTGGTCAGTGATAAGACCAAGACCGAAGATTGAGTACCATGCTAATGCATGCTCACGTCCGAAGTCTAGGATACCACCGTCACGCAATTCCACAGGAAGCGAGATAGCATGACCGAAAGCGTTGTCTCCAATGAAGATAGCGCTGTAGCGATCAGATGCACCGTTGCCAGTGAATGTATTAGGGGTTGTGTAACCGCCACCAGCGGCAACTACTGGAGTTGCAACTGCTGTATCAGCAGTGTAGGAAGTTCCTGCTCCACCTGGAACCTTGAGAACCTGTGTGGTTTCAATGAACACGGTGTCGTATAGACGGCCAATTTCACCAAGCATGAAGTTACCAGGTGCGGCATACTTCGAAACTTCAATGAATTCAGGGTTGTCACGAAGTGAACGACTCTGATGAGGGTGTACGAACGCAACGTAAGTTTCGCCCAAACGTGGGATGTTCTTAGTTGCAAGGGTTTCTACGGCATCTTTAATAGTTGCAGTAGTTAGACCAAAGCCACCAGTCATGCTTGCGCGTGTGGTGCCCTTAGTTCCCTTGTCGTACCAGTTGTTAACTGCTGATAGGCCAGAACGGTCGTAACCGTAGATTACCGAGGTAGCACCGTAAAGTGTGTCGCGGGAAATCTGGTCTAGGTAGATTGCCATGTTGCGACCTAGAAGACGTGAGGCAGAAGCCATAACATCATCAAAAGAAGCATTTAGCAGAAGTTCAGAAACAGCAAGTGCATAGCCATGCTCTGAAACGGTAATGCTGAACTGCTGTGCAGTCAAAGCATTTGTGGACATACGTACACCTTCAACCAATGGCTGTGCAAAGCCAAGGTTGTTGTAACGCATGAAATTGATTTGAAGACCAGGTGCAACACCTAGTTCGGTCTTCTTTACTGCGAACTGCTCAAAGCGTAGAATCGGCATAGCCTGGAAGAGAATTTCCTTCGACCAGATTTGCTGGATTGCTTGAGTCAGTTGGCTGTTTGTGCCTGAATAGGCTGTTGGGGATGCGGCGAGGTTGCCTGTTCCCGTTAGTGCGCTAGCCACGAATGGACTCCTTGTTTGTTATTTGGGGGTTTATGGATGGTATTAACCGAACAATCCCTTTGACCGACCCTGAGCTTCTGGGCTCAGAAGTTGGCTTCTGTATTTTGCGTAATCATTCAACGACATGCCTGAAATATCTTCAGCCGTAAACTGTCTTGTGCCCGTATTGATGTCCAGTGGTCCAGCATCTGGGGGCGTGGTTACCCTCGTCCCAGTCATATCCCTGCGAGCAGCTTGCATTGCTTGCTGTGCTGATTCAAGGATACGGGACGAGCGGTCTTTTAGTCCCGCGATACTTTGTTCAATTTCTTCTTGCGTGTTGCCCTCAATCAAATCAACCAGTTCAGGAATGATGCCTTCGCGTTCCTGCTCTAGACGCTGATTGCGGTAATTTGTCAACTCTGTAAAAGCTCGTTCACGGTCCAGAAGAGCAAAGGCTCGTTCGCGCTCTTGGCGTTCACGTTCCAACTGCTCAGACCATTCTTGTTCTTTAACCTTCAAAAGGTCACGAACTTCAAGGTCTTCCTCAGCTTTTAGCTTCTTTTCAGCAGCTTTTGCATCCGCTTCAGCTTGCTTTGCAGCAAGTTCTGTTTCGCGGTCGCGCTTAATAAGATCAAGTTCTTCTTTGAGCTTATCAATCTGAGGGTAGAGCTTTTCTTTTTCTTGACTACGAACCTTTGCCAAATCATCTTCAGTGTAGAACTTTGACTTTGGTTCTGATGTAGCAGCGGGTGCGTCAACGCCCGTTGATGCTGCTACTGGAGGTGCGACATTAGAAACCGCTTGTGCTTCAGCAGTAAAGGCTTCCATATCTGCATTTACAGATGTTTCCATACTATATCCTTAATATTCTCTGGGTCGTTATCCAAATGGGGCAAGCCCCGTACCACGTATGACCAAACAATTGTTTATATATTTATTTTTGTACGAAGATCAGGGTTTGTCTTACTAAACCCTTAATATCTATCATTTCCTTCGCCTGACGGTGCTCTTCTGTTTGGCAGAGTAGTACCGTAAGCTCTTGTTACCAAGTCAATGCGGAGCTGCTGTTCAGCTTGCTCAGACGCCATTGCGGCTTGGTCAATAATTGGCATAGGCATTGGAGGTAATCCTTCGCCTTCCTTGCCTTTTCCAGGAGGAGGGCCACCAGGTTGCCCTGGACCCATAGGAACTGGTTGACCACCAAGGCCACCAGAAAGCATGCCAGTAAGTTCAGCAATGGTGTTTTC